CCTTTAGCATTTCACCAAAGGTATCAATATGTTTGTCCACTTCACTCTCGTCCATGTCTATAGGATCAAGTGTGAACAGACTATATATGTCTTCAACGAGAGTGTCTATTGTTTTCATAAGAAAAAGAGGGAGGGAGTAAGGACCAGAAACTCCCTCCCCCTTCCTTTCTACGCTATATTAAAAGGGAACAGCTTCGTTCTGCTGCACGTAACCTCCTTCGACAGGGGCAAAGTCTTCTCCCCCACCTCCAGAGTACTCAATGAAGTCAACTACCTGTACCGCTGCAAGGTCAGCAGATATACCAGAATTTCCAGCATAGTTCCATTCAAAAGGAATAGCCTTGACATTTACAGTGCTGCCATTGGCTACCAGCTTACCGTCCCACAGGTTGTTCTGTGAGTCTTTAACGATGGGTGCCTGACGTTGCGTACCATCCTTACGCAGAACCTTGCGCTTGATAGTTACAAAGTCACCACGATCATCGCCCTTATTTGCAATGGGAAGGCCAGCACCTTCGATGACTGAGCGATTGTCATCATCGACCTCAATCTGAATACTCCACACCGGATCAAACTTGGTGTTAGGCTCCGTGATAGAAGCATAGTGGCACTTACCAGAAATGTAAATAGGATCGTTCATTCTATTCTCCTTTAAAAATACCGCACCATTGCGGCCATGAGTGGGGATCATTCCCCGATGCTGTCTACTACAAAACAACAGCATGTATTATACCATAGAAGTTTGTAGAAGTCAATACCTTTAATGTGTTTCTGCCCAATTATTTCCAACTTTATAATCACAGTCCAGATCACACTTAAAGTTTAGTATATTCTGGGTAACTTTCATAGCTTCTTTTGTTATCTTAGTAAAGCTATCTATGTCTGGTTTGGCTACCTCAAACTGGTACTCGTCATGCACAGAGGCTACAAGCTTGGCATCTAGCCCATGCTCCCAGATCATTCTGTCCATTTCTACCAGCCACTGCTTACAGACAATAGCACCAGCACTTTGAAGAAGTGTATTAAGAGTTGCATGTTCATGTCTTATGTGAAGCATACGACCATCAAGACCTTCGATCCTGCCAGATTGGCTGTCATTTAAAACTTCCTCCTTTAGCCTGTCAAGTTTGGCTTCCGAAGTAATATCATTTCGTAAATCTGCAAGTGAGGGCATGTTCTTCAGAAACTTTGCAATAAGTTTTTCCCCCTCTGACCATGAACCACCAACAATACTTCCTATCTTGCCGGGGCCAGCACCGTATAGAAAAGCATAGATAAATGTCTTTGCCTGATCTCTGGTCTGTAGTCCAGCAGCCTTCTGGTTGGCAGTGTGAACGTCACCTGTCAGAACTTCATTGGTGAACTTCTCATCTTCCATGTAGTGTGCAAGGCAACGAAGTTCAAGGCCACTGGCATCTGTACCAACAAGCTGATGGGTATCAGGATTGGAGATAGTCCATAGTTCACGACACTCCTTACCATAGGGAGAATACACAGCAGGAACCTGTGCCATGTTAGGCTTGTGATGTGCCATGCGTCCTGTGATGGTCTTTAGTGTTAGCACTCTACCATGCACCCTGTCCTTGTCACTGCACTCCTGTATCCAAGACTTGAGGAGTCCTGTTCGTTTCTGTAGAAGAAAGTAACGAGAGAACATCTGTGCCTCTGGTAGATCAATCTTGTCTAACACTGATTCATTGATTACTGCCCTGCCTGTCTCAGTGTGTTCAGTAAACTTAACACCCATCTCCTCCAGACGTTCTGCAATATGTATGCGGCTGGCAATGTTGAACTCTGTTACCTTATCCTTCAGAGGCTTTCCTGTCTTCTCCGATACTCGCTTCTCCACCTTGGGAGGAAACATATCGTGTGCTTTCTCCTCAAGTTTATATAACTCATCAGATAGATTTGCTTCCAGTATCATGGCCTTCATAATATCAAAGGCAAAGCCATTCTCCTGTTGCTTGTCCACAATGCTACGAACCTGACGTTCCAGATTGTAAGACCTATCTGAGAAGTCCTTGCCCTCTTTCTCCAGAGCCATGCCAAGCTTCTGTGTTACATTAACATCCTGCTTGCAGTACTCCAACATCTCAGGAGAGAAATGATTAAAGTCGCTATACTCTATCTTTTCAGAGCCTAGACGTTTACCCCAAGCTTCAAGAGAGTGACCGCCATCTCTCACAGGATTATATAGTTGAGACTCAATCAGTGTGTCTCGTATCTGATCTAGCCTGATGTCAGAACCTGTGAGCCTGTTAAGAACAGGGGCGTCAAAGCTGATACCATTATGCATAATAAAAGTATCAATGCGCTTTGACCACTCCCTGAACTCACCGCACTCACCCTGCACCCACTGTCTCGTCTCTCCTGTGTCGTACTTCTTTGCTACTATACAATGTATTTCTTTTGCGTTGAGACTATCAGTCTCTATGTCCACCACTGCTTTCATTGTTCATATCCACTAGGTATGCATCTGACATTGGAATGTGAAAGAATTGTTCGCCCTTTCTAATGTTACGGTTGGATGCTTCTTTAACCTCTGAATTAAGCACGGTGTCACCATCCATGAACCATGCCTGACTACAATCATTACGGAAGACCACGAATGTAAGAAGATCATTATAACATTCCTCTTTCCACTTGTCAAGCAGTCTTTTCTTTCGATAAGGTATTCGTATCTCTTTCCATGAGTCAGGCCATGGCGTTCGCCAAGAATACTTTACCTCTACCTCATAGAGGTGGCGAGGCAAATCAGGTGCCACTGTACTAACAATGTCGAAGTAAGTAGTTTCGTTTGTGTTGATGTTAGTGTGATCATTCTCTTTCAACCACCTAACCATAGCATCTTTAGCAGCTTTGTCAGCTACGTCATAGAGAGCTTTATCGAATCGCTTCTTAACCGTCATTGTCATTCTCCAAGAAGGGGTTTCCAATCTCTGTCATACGCCCGGTCTGTCCATCGTAGTGCAGGTAACATGCCACGCCAGTGTCTCCGGTGTACCTGTTCTTCAGGATACGGATGGTGGTGGTGTTAGCTTCGATAGGATCGTCTGCCTGTTGATCACGCTCCAATGCAACCACTGCATCAGACAGGTGAGCGATGGAGGCAGAGCCTCGCAGATGCGAAAGCGTAACCTCACGACCATTCTCATGACCGTTGTCACCTGATGGCCTACGCAGATGGCTGACCAAAAGCAAGGCAATACCTGTCTCTTCCACAAGAGAGCGAAGCTTGGTCATCAGAATGTCGATAGACTTACGTTCGTCTCCATTGTCCTCCTGACCAGATACAAGGATAGACAGGTGATCAAGGAAGACCCACTTGCAGTCCAGACCCTTTGCCATGTACCTAACACGATCAAGGATTTCATCGTTGCTGATACTACCAAAGTGATCGAAGGCAAAGAACCTACCACTGCCAATGGTCTTCTTCTCGTATTCGTCTAGCTGTTCCTGCGTGTACTCCTTACGAATCTCACGGATGTAGAGCCTAGCATTTGCTTCAACGCTCATGATGTTGAATGCAGTCTGCTTGGTGTTTTCCTCCATAGCAAGCACACCAATATTATCCTCGGTGTTCTGCATGATATGATACATAAGCTCACGCATGATGCTGGACTTACCCATACCAGCACCAGAGGTGAACGTGACAAGCTCCCCGGTACGCATACCATAGGTCTTCTCATTCATTCCGTTCCACGGGTAGGGACAGGTCTGGTTCTCGGTCTCGTCATAGAGAGACGCACCAAGGTCGGCAAGGTTGATGATACCTGCTGGCGTGTAGGTGCGAGAGTTCCACCATGCCTCTGTAAACTTCTGACGTTGGCCCGTCTTGAGATACTCATTGGCATCCTTCAGTTCAAGGTCAACGATCTTACACTTGTTAGGCTCAAACAGCTTGGCTACTTCCTGCGCTGCCTTCTTACCCGGCTCATCGTTGTCAAAGCAAAGCACCACGGTATCGAACTTACTGAGGTAGCGGAGTGCTTGCTTACAGTTCTTCAGTGCTGACGCTGCGCCATTCTTCAGGGAAACAGAAGGCCACTTGGAACCCATCAACTCATAGGCACTCATGGCATCTAGCTCACCCTCACATACGGTAATGAACTTGCCGCCCTGATTGAACAGGTTCTGACCAAACAAACCACAGCCAGAGAGATCACCCTCTGACCAGAACTCCTTGTCATTGGTACGACGAAACTTACTACCAACGTGCTTGCCGTTCTCGTCATAGTACTTATACTGATGGTGCGTGATCATGTTACCACTCTTGGCAACAGTGACATCATACTTCTTGCATGTTGCTAAACTGATACGCCTGTCTGAAATGTCAGCGTACTTATACTCTGCCTTGTTTTGTGTATTCATTGGGACCACCTTCTTTACAGGTTCCGATTGCATGTCTTTGATATCCTTGTTAGGGGTTGAGGTGTGGCACTTGTGACAGTAAGTTCCCCAATCGTTAACGGTAACACAGGTTGTGCCACCGCAGTCGGGACAGGATTGATGGGTTTTAACGGGAGGCATTACCACTTTCCTTTGCTGTGTTTATGTAACTCAGAAGATATCTCTTTTCGTTGTGCAGCTAACTCCTTTTCTAGTGATATCAATGTTTCAATTTTATCCACCCTTTCAAGGCCACGCCATGCTGCCTTAAATGATGTCTCAATCTTACCTCGTGTCTTTGGTTTATATACTTCAATAAGAACTTCCATATCTTTATCCTCTTTGGATTTCATAAACTCCTCGTGCAGGTTTTTGGGTAAGATGCTGAACGAGGCTGGTTCTGTTTCGTAGTTCGTCCTCGGCTTCTTTTTTCGTGCTAAAACTCTGAACAACCACATCACCAAACTCCTTCTTCAATACTAGCTTCCACATAACGCACTCCATGATACAGGAAAAAGCTTATTCATATGAGCATCAATGTTCTTTGCAATCTCCCTTGTCTCTAGCTGTGCGTCTCTAGCATTGCGTAGCTTAACAACTCTAGCGAAAGCCATAAGTGTACCAGACCAGTACCATTCTGTCAAGAGACTTTGTGGTAGTATAGCTCTGGCTTGCTCGGCACAGACGCCCGTATCTATCATTGCTTTATAGGCATCAGCGCAGTGACGCTCTGCATCAGCAAACATGTGATCCATCACAGACTGTGACGCCACTTTCTTTCTGAGCGAACCCTGCTTGATATCATCAGATGCTTGCCGCCAGTAGTCAGGCTTCCAGAACTCTGGCTCTGTCTTGATGTAGCGACGGCTGACCTCGTTCCAGACCAGACCTACCTGATGCTTCATCAACTGACGTGCCACAAAGACAGGGGCTTTTATCCTGAACTGTGCAGAGGCATGACCAAAGGGTGTCCAATGATTATGCTTTGCCAGATACTGTATCAGTTTGATATCTCCGTCTGACAGTTCCTTGCTCTCCTTGTTGAAGCTAACCCTTGCTGCGTTGACCACAGATAGATCACTACCCATGTGATCAATCAGTTCAACTGTCATCGTAAGCTTCCTCCCATATGTTATCTATGAAACTTTCCTTGTCGTCCATAATTTCATCAGCCTCTAGTCGGGCCAGCCGCTTGGCTTCTTTGTCGTTGTAGCCTTCAGACTTGTACTGTCCCACCAGTGAACGGAAAAGTTCTTTCCGCTCTTTCTGCCAAAGGTTTCTGCTCATCAGTCTAAATCCTCTAAGTCTTTGAAAAACTGTTCTCTGTCTCTAACACTGTTAACATTATATCCTGACTCTTTCATTAGCTGCCATACATCTGTGGAATACCCAAGACTTTTTCTTAGAACATTTTCTTTCTGTAGGCGGTGCCAATCAAAGTCGTAAACTTTTGTCATCGTGTTCTACCCATTTGGTATTTGCCTCTGTTTGTTTTGCTTTGGCTAACTCTTCTCTTAGTTCTTTAATAGTATTTTCTTGCTCTCTAACTATTCCTTTTAGTTGTTTAACATGAGTGTTTAGAGTTTCCCAAGCTGACTGTAATTGTTTGTCTGACAAATTATACTCCTATCAGTTACGAGTGTCAACATAAAATATGTGGCTACCAACCTGACCTAACACCATGAAGTCCTCATCTACTGACCAGTACGGTGTGACATAGGCGGCATGATAGTGAGTGGCACCTCCTGTGTGACTGAGAACGGCACCCTGCAAGGCAAGCTCCGCTGCGATAACCGACTGCTGATATGCATCAACATTGGCTATAGTTTCTGGCTTGCCATCACACCAGTAGGAGAACTGGCACTTGTTTCGTATTGGTTTGCCCTTCCATTTTTTACTTTGATGCACCACATCGCAGATATTATCTGGATAACGATGCGAATCTACTCTTGTGAGAATAACATTAGCTACGGCAAGCTGTGCAACGAAGGGTTCTGAACGTGCTTCAAAGTACACTGCTTCAGCAAGACAAGATAATTGATCTGCCTTTAGAGGTGTTATATATAATATACTTATTAGTAATATATATAATATCTTCATTGTAACTTCTCTATCTTTATATTAAAGGGAAAACCTGTAGACAACTCTCGTATACCATGACACATCAAATAGGCAACAGCCTCGTCGTAGTGTTCAAACACATACAACTCTTCTTTATCTTCATCTATCATGGCGTCGATATCATCTATATCATTGACATTCTCTTGGGACTGTGTTATAATGTAGCCCATTATATCACTCCAAAAATAATTAAGTCAGCTATAAGAACTATTATTTCCATATCTACCTTCCTTGTCCTCTATATTTTTTCCAACTAAGTTTCTTGTGTTTATTTTTGGGACGGGAAAGAGTTCCCGCCCCTATTGATGTACGCTTCTTGATCCGATGTTCGGTTGGATCGTACTTGTTGTCAGTCTTCTTTGCCATTACTTTCTAAGTTCCTTTTAACTTGTTCTAGTTGACGTGAAGCTTCGCAGAGTTTATGAAAATCAGACATAAACATATCACCTTCACAGTTCCACATAGTGTTTACTGGATCACATACTAGGGGAATTAACCTCCGTATAAACTCATCTGCGGTTATCTCTTCGTCATATTTCCATCTATACATTATACATTCTCCAGTTCTTTCCATTGGGTTGAGTCCATCATCTTCCGCACTTTGTCTTCACGCAGAACTCTGGTATTAGCTTTTGATACGTGCGTAGACCATGCCGTAGCAGCCTGATACGCAGTCCAGAGTGTACCCTCAGTGCGTTCGCCGTACTTCTCATAGTTACCACGCCCAATGATGTGACGGTTCTCTTCATCAAATGTTTTCATAAGGTTAGATAGCATAACCTTATTAGGTTTAAGCTTTTTGCTTACATTATCCATACGCTTTGCCAATGTATTGCTGAACATT